AGTGCCAACGTCCGTGGCTTCGGTATCCAGCGTTCCACGAGTAGTACCGGCAGACTGTACGCTAGTAGACGGAATAAACGCATTTGGATCGCCGGAAGTGCCAACAACTACAGTAGAAGCGGTACCATCGTCATTAGCCGTAGTTACGTTCAGAATCGCATCAACAATCTGAGAGTTTGCCGGAATAGTGGCAACAACTTGGTCTGCACTGCTTGCACCAGCAATATCAATAACAGCAGACTGAGCCATAACAACAGAGCCTACGTTTGTTACGTCAGTTACGACTGTAGAACCAGTGGAAACTTTAATGGTTCCAGCCTTAATCGGGCCAGAAAAGGTGGTAGTACCCATGTGTATCTCCTGTCTTGGGCTAAGTCAGTCGCCCCATGCGACTGTCAGGGATAAATTGATCTTACATAAAAAAGAAAGGGGGCAAAAGCCCCCTTCTTAGTTTTAGGCTCCTTGAGAACCAAACACGCAACGGGGGTTGCTAAAGCCGAAGCTGTAACGCTCACGAGCCTTGTAACGCACGTTTCCTGTGTCGAAATCACCTTCCATTGAGGTGGTGATTGGGGTTCTTTCAAAGTGCTTGAAGCCGTCAGGACAATCAGTCAAGACAAAGAACGCATCATTGTCAGTCAAGAAGTGGTTGACTGCATAGCCTTCTGGCAACAGTCCCATATTCCTGATTGCGTTGATGTCGTTATCTGCCGTGCCAACACGTCCGGGCGTTTCGAGCAACCTATCTGCAACAAACTGAAGTTGAGGAGGAACAATCAACTTGGTCCCTTTCAGGGCCGTGATCATGTTTCTGTCATCAACAAAAGTTGAGATTGAGATAAGAGCATTCTCAAGAGAAGTCTCATTCAAGTCTGACATCGTTGTTGCACGGTTGGCTAAAGTTCCACCAAAAGCAAGTGGATGAGCAGTGTTGATCAATGACACTCCATCTCCGCCTGCAAAGCTTGAATTGAACGCGTTGTTCAATACGTTGGCAGCTTTAACCTGTTTAGTGTGTGCCATGCTTCGGGCAAGAGCTTTTGTATAACGAGCGCCGAGGCGGTCATACAAGTTGTCTTCTACAGCTTCCTCGGTCAGAGCGAAAGCAAGAGCGACTGTCTCATGCGTATAGCGAGAGGTGAAACCTTCGCTTGCTGAGTCAAATTCTACTCCTTGACCTTCTTCTTTGACTGCGGCGTTACCGAAACCTACGATGAGAACTTCTTCTTCAAATGCTCGATCAGAAGATTCAGTCTCAAAGATTTCGGCATGCTGGTTTTCATACCGAGCATACTCCATGCCGAACAAGGCGTTTAAGCCTGGTTCTAGTTCTTTCGCTAGTTGTGCGCGTGAAATTGCCATCTATTCAGCCCTCCTTACGCTAAACCAACTTGCTTCTGACCAAACAGATGATTCTGAATGGTGACAAGCACGTTAGTGTTGGCCGAACCTACATCCGAATTATCGGGATCTGTAGAGATGTCAAGCGCCTTCAGCGGCAACGTTGCGGTGGTAGCACCAGTGGTTACGTCAAGTTCGACGTATGAAATACCACTAGCAGTGCTGCCAGTTCCTGAATTGTCAACAATATCAAAGTTGCCAAACAGGTCAGCAACAGGAAATGCTGCATCGGCCTGAACTTCAAACACATCCATAGGATGGTCATACAAGAAAGCAATAGCGTCCGTGGCAGCATTGCCAGGCCAGTAGTTGCTCCAAGTCGGCTTACTGGTTGTAGGATCGGTGTAAAAACACCCGTTAAAAACTCCAACAATAATTGCTGAAGTAGCACCACCGCCATCTGCGCGAGCGATTCGAGTCACGATACCATTGGTATCTTGAGTTACGATGTCGCCTTGATAAATAGCAGTCGTATTCGTTGCTGACGCAGTGGTCAAACGATACTTAGACTGCCCTGAAGAGTTGTAATTACCCTGCAGATTACGCACGTAGCGGAGGCCAAAAGGCGCGTCATTATTCGCCATTTAAGTTCTCCTTAAGATCAAGGTTATTTTCCTGAAGAAGCACCAAATGACACCTTTGTCTTACGCTCTCTGGATATAGGCATAGAAGGGTGCTCATCTTTCATGAGATCGTTGTCAACAGCAGACATTTGATTGTCTGTTTGTTGAGCAAAATAAGCATTTCTTTCTTGTGCCGTTTCCTCTGGAATCTTGGCAAGCATGAGTCCGCCATGTCCAACGGTTCCTGCGTTCTTACCCTCGTCAATTACAGGCAAGCTGTAACCTTCTACTTCACTTGGGTGAACAGGCTCAAAGCCTTCACGCATTCTCTTATGAACATTGGTTTTGTCATCTTCACCACGAATCGCAGTTCTGATCCATCGATAGCGCATACCATCAGGGGCAGGTGGTGTTTCTAGTACTTGAGGCGGAGTCCATGGCTTCCTCTGGCTGGTAGTGTTTCGAGAGCTGGCACTACGTGGCTTTCGGCTTGATCCCGCTTTTTCTACGTTTTCTTCGCTCATGATCTTTGTAGCCTCATTTTTTGTTTTGCGTATTCTTTGAACGGTACACCTAGTTTTCGAGCAAGTTGCTGTTCGCTAGGGCTAAGTTCAATCCTACGATCATTTTGAGTGCGTCCACTGCTTGTTGTGCGCGATCCGGAAACGACTGTTTGGACGGGTTTGCCGTTTCCCGCGAGGTTTTCTTCACCGAATTTATGAGGCAATTCAGCTCTGATTCTTTTATCAAGCTCAGAATAGTATTCATCAGATTCTAAGTCAACGCCGCTATTTGCTAGTTCTTGGTGAACAGCAAAAGCAACATTGGTCATTACCTGATCTTTTCCGAACCATTCATTGTTTGATGCCCAAGTTTGAGCTTTATCAGAGGGTTCTTGATAAACAGGTTCTTCGACATATTGAGGTTGTTCAGAAACCTGTTGCGCCATGTAAGCTTCATATTGCGCTTGGTCTTGAACCCACTTTGCATAGTCTTTTTTGTACTGCTCAAGCTCTTGCTTATACTTGTTAAGAGAGCTTCGATCAGCTTCGCTTCTAGCTAAAAGCTGTTGCGCCTCAACCATTGCCTCTTGGTCACCTGACTCAAAAGCCCGTGATAATTGACGTTTGGCTGCTTCAGCTTGCGCTTCTATTCTGTTTTGAAACTCTACAGAATAGTTTTCCTGCATCTGCATGTTTTGTTCTGCAGACTGTTGGCTAGACTGTTTAAGCTGACGAGATATCTTCTCATTCTCTTCTTGTAGCTGTTTTGCATACTGAAGAGCTTGAAGTTCTCTACGCTGATAGTCTTTGGCTTGCTTGACCGCTTTATTAATGCGTTCTTGTGCAGTACGAGTTCGACGTTCAACTTCGTCTTCTTCGTAATCAACCTCATTCCCTTGAAATTCTTCTTGAATCTCATCTTCGGTAACAGGGTTGATTTCTTCGTATTCTTCTTCGCTTAACTCAACAAACGCAGATTCATCGCTAGGATCATCAGAAGCTTCTCTTTTATCTTCTGGGACCGCAGCGTTTTCAATGTAATCATCGTTATCGAGGTTAGCGAGTGCCTCGCTTAATGTTTGTTCTGACATGTTTCACCTCACAAAGATTTAATATCATCAGGATCAAGGATGGTGCCAATGACTTCATCGTCATTGATAATCCTCACCTCTTCATCATCTTCTAAAGCAAAACGGGCGCCCGCATATCTACCAATTAGCACCCATTGCCCCTCTTTGCACCAAGGTTCTCCGCCAAATTTGTCGTAGTCTTGATATGCAAGTGGGCCTAGCTTTAAGACGTAAGCAACCACAGTAGCCAATCCTTCTCGGTCTACCGTTGACTTAGTCAGAACAATGCCGCCTTCTGTCACACCTTTGCCCTTGTATGGCAAAACAAGCAATCGCCATCCAGTGGGATTAGGCATGCGTTCAAGCAAGCTTTTGTCTAAAAGCGTGGGGTCTAAAACGCGTTCTTCTGGGTTTGTATATGCATCCGTAACGGACGTAGTTTTTGCGACAGTATCTGTTGCCAGATTACTCATCGGGGTCTCCTTCAAATTGCAACGCTTCTTTAAGTTCATCGCGAAGGGTGCGAAGCATTGATAACTCACCCATCACAAATTTATAGTCCTCCATTGTCTTAACGTTATTGTAACTAACGTAATCCTTTCGGTTTTCTTCTAACTCTCTGATTTTTTTATGAATATAACTTGCCAGCGCAACTGCATCCATTAGCTTACACCACCTCCACGTGGGCCAGATGGACCTCCTGGTCTTACCTCTTCCTCTTCCTCAACCATGTACATCCCAGGAGAGCCTGCTAGACCGGCGTAGGGGGCGAGTGGCGCCATAGGCATAGGTTGACCATACCCACCAAACTGAACCTGCGGTACGGCCATTGTGGGCGTCTGATAGACAGGATTGGCATATCCCATACCAGGCATTCTTCGATAAAAGTTAGGTCGAGCTTTGTCTACATCTCTTTCGTACTCTTCTCTGACTTTTGGATCATATGACTGGCCCAACAAATTGCGTGGTACAAACGTCTCTCTCACGCCTTTGAGAGGGTCCATATCAATGAACTTAGGCATTCTAGGCGCTTTAGGCTCTTCCTTTTTGCCTTCTGGCGGTTTTGAGTCTGCGGGCTTTTTGCCTTTAACCCAGCCTTGAGGAGGAACCCATCCAGCAGCGTTTGCTGTCCATTCTTCACCTGTTGTTGGATTATAAAAACTTTCAGGAGAAATTCTCACTGTACCGCCAGACCAATTAAAACCTGCGGGAGCGGTTTTAAGATCCTGATATCCTTGTGGATCAGCGCCAAGACCAGAAGTAGTATCAATGCCTCCTCCCGGAATTAGCATATCTCCGGGAGACGGCCCCGTAGGCGGCGTAGGCTCTTTAGGCGCAGGCCCAGGAGCGGGCGTAGGCGCAGGCTCAGAGTCAAGATAATAGCTTTCAAAACTAGGATCTAACGCTTTAATTTTTGTAGCTAAGTCTTTTAATCCTTGCCAAAATTCAGGACCAGGATCTTGAATAAACCTTATCCCCTCCATCGTTTCGTATTCTTTTTTTAACCGATCAAGCTCACTCATGTTTGGATCAGGTTGAAATTGTTCAAGAAACTTTGGACCAGACGTAGAAGGCTCTGGCTCAGTAGTCGCGCCAGCTTGCTGTTTCTTCCACTCTTCAAGACCATTCCAGTTTGGATTGATTCTGGGCACAGGCTCTGCCGTAAACTTAAATTCAGGTGGTTGGCCAAACGCTGAAGGTGCAACAGTATTTGCTAATGAGCGATCTTCATTGCCTTGCAATGGCGCTGTTGGTGGCGTGGGCGCCACAGGGCCAACCGTCCCGCGTGAGGTAATGTCTTCTGGTGGTTTTGAAACCTCAATCGGCGCAGGTGATGTTGGTGCAGGGCCGGGATCAGAAACCGGAGCAGGAGAATAATCTTCGTATTTACCAACTTCGCCAATAGCAGAAAGCAGGCTTTTACCATCGCTTCGACTAAACGTTTTAAGCAACGTGTCTCTACTTACTTGCGCCCCAGAACCAAATTGGTTTTCTAGAAGATCTTTTAATACTTGTTCGTCTTTGTCTGGATCAATGCCTAAGTTGTTCATCAAAGCTTTTACATAGCTGACTTGATTAGGCTGAAAGTTGTCGTAAGAAAAGTCTTTTGGAGCACCGCCTAATTGATCGTCTTGTGTTGGAAAACCAACTGGCGTCATTGGTTCATCATCACGCTGCGGTGCAGATGGGCGTGGAGAAACAGGCCCAACTGTTCCACGTGAAACAACATCAATAGGAGGAGTAGGCATTGTAGGCATAGGTATTTTTGGTTCTTTGCTTACAACTGGACCTCGAGCAGGTGTTCTTGCATTTTTTGCATCACGCAAAGCAGCAGCACGGCGAGCTTCTTCTCTTAACCGTTTTGCTTCAGCCGCCTCTTTTGCAGCACGTGCTCTTTCTGCTGCCGCTTTCTTTTCCTCTCGCACAGCAATAGCGCGTCTGTTTGCAGCGGCTTTCTTTTCTTCAGCTACTCTTTTTGCTTCAGCCTCTCTTGCAGCTTTTGCTTCAGCAGCCCTCTTTGCCTCTGCCGCTTTCTTGGCTGCGGCTTCTTTTGCTTCACGCTGGCGTCTAGCCGCTGCTTCACGAGCAGCCTTTGCTTCAGCAGCTCTCTTAGCTTCAGCAGCCCTCTTAGCTTCTGCAGCCTTTTTCGCAGCAGCCTCTTTTGCTGCCTTCTCCTCTGCCGCCTTCTTTGCTGCTGCAGCCGCTTTAGCTTCTCTTACCCGTCTCGCTGCTTCTTTACGTCGATTTTCTGCGCGAACGCGAGCTTCTCTTTCTCTTTCCGCTTTTGCTTCTTTGGCCGCTTGTTCTTTAGCTTTTTTAGCTGCAGCTTCTTTAGCCTTTCTTTCTGCGGCTTCTCGTGCGGCTCTTTCCGCTCTAGCTTTTTTAGCGGCTTCTTCTTTCTCTGTACGAGCAGCGACTACGCGCCCACGAGCAGGTTGTTTCTTAGGCGGTGATTTAGGTATTGATACAGGCGGATCTTTTCTACCAACGGTTCTTGTAGGCGGTCTGACCTTAACGGGGGTCGCTCGCCTTGGAGCAACCGCAACTTTAGGTTCAACGCGAACTGTTCTTCTTTCAACGGAAGAAGGTCTTCTTCCTCTAGCTCTAAAAGATCTACCACGAATAGCCATACGTCACCAATTAATATCCGCCAAACATTCCACCGTAACCACCACCGTAACCACCGCCCATACCACCACCGTAGCCACCACCCATCATAGGTTGAGGATAAGGCATTCTAGGCTGTGGCATCGGAAAACGACCCCCAAAACCCCCAAAAGATCCCATACCGTAGTTCTGAGGCATCATTGGCTGGGCAAAAGGTCCACTGAATTGCATGCCGGGGAAACGATTTCCGTAACCCATGTTGGGAGGAGAAGGCATTCCGAAACCACCGCCATAACCTCCACCCATTCCGCCACCATAGCCTCCTCCAAAACCACCGCCAAAACCACCGCCATAAGGTGGGGGCATCATTCCTCCGCCAAAACCACCTCCAAAGCCACCGCCATATTGTGGTTGAGGGCGAGGCATTGGTTGTGGCCTACCGCCTCTACGATAATCAAACCCACCACCACCAAGTTCAATGCCACCGCCGTAAGCCGAAGGTTGTTGCCTACCACCGCGCATGTTACCGCCGAAAGGAGAGCCAAACCCACCGCCTTGTCCGCCGGTATACATGCCGCCTGGGTTGATGCCACGGTTGAACCCGCCTTGAAGCCTTTGGCGATTCATGAAGTTAGTCATTCCTTGATCGCTATCAAGAATGCCTTGCGAAGGACGCGGAGAAACGGGTATTGGGTTAGTTACTCTAAATTCTTCCCCATTCATTTCAACAAAACGAGTGGTTTCTGGACCCTGCGTTTGCTCAAACTGCTGGCGCATTTGATTTCTTAACCCGCCTAACTGACGCTGCAACTGACCTTGAAGGTTTTGAGGCCCTCGGTTTTGCAACGTTGGTCGTTGTGGGTTACCAAAGATACCTTGGCTGAACATATCTCGCTCTCTAGGAGAGCTCGGATTTCTAGGGTTGCGATCACCCGGCCCTGCAGGAACCTCCACTCTCGTGCCATCCTGCCTGTACATAAACTTATTGCCGGGACTCGGGGGTACTGCTGGATACATCATTCCGAGCGGCGATTTATCACTAAGTCCGTCATTGCCTCCCGGCATTGTGGGTTGCTCTCGGCCACGATCAAAGTAAGAATCAAGGTACATTCCGTAAGATCCAGAACCTCGACCAATTCGACCAGAGAGTCGGTCTTGATACTCTCTAGCCATTTCTTCTTGTTGGCTTTGCGTAAGTGGCATTACCATTAGAAAACTCCTGAGAACTTAGTTCCTCTCAGAGCAGCTTTGCCTCCACGCGACTTACCTTTGCCCATTCCGGGGTCAGGCTTCGCAGACGCAGATACATTCTCAATAGACGCGTACTTCACACGCCCTTGGTCCTTGACAGTGAATCCGCCTTTATCAACTTTAGGATCTTTCATCGTTATCTCCCAAAAATATTTTTCGTAATCTTATCAGCAGCGTTGGCCATTTGTGCAGCCTGCTGTGCTCGAATACGATCTTGTGCCGTTTCATCCCGCATTTCTGCGACCGCCATCTGTGCTTCAATACGATCTTCGGTCAACTCAGTTTGTTGCCGTAGCTTCTCTTTATCAAGATCAAGACGCTCTTGACCCTCTACACGCTTACGCTCAATGTCTGACGCTTTGATATCCAACTCTTCACGGCGCAGTTCAACCAGCGGATCTTCTTGATCACCAGCACCAAACGCAGGAGCAAGCTGTTCAAGCAACTGAGCACTGATCTGTGCAACCTTACGTTCCATTATCGCCTGCATTTGCATCTGCATTGGGTTAGGCGGCTGTCCGGGTTGTGGAGGCGGCATCATCTGCATCTGCTGATTCAACTGCATGATCTCTGGATCTTGTTGTGCCTGATTACGTGCGAGCATATCAACGTGAGCATAGACATGCGACTGAATCATGGCCTGAACCTGCGGATTGGTCTTCACAAGCGCAGTGTTGTACATGCTCATGTGCGATTCAATATGCGCCTCATGATCCTGATCAGGGAATGGCTGCGCGGGTTGCATCATCGCAAATCCGCTGTTTTCCATTGCTGGTGGTGTGGGTTGAGGCTGTGGAGGCGGTGGCGGCGGAGGCAGAATCTGGTCAACCTGCTGCACACCCATCGCTTCGTACATACGCTTGTAAGCGTTGTAAATACCCATCGGTCCATGAATCTCAGGATTCGACTGAACCATCTGCATCATTTCTTGAGCCAGCATCACACGCTGACTCATAGAGAAAATATTCGGATCGCTGACCGGAATCACATCAATCCGATCATCAAAGTCGGCTTGCTTCAGTTGCTGATTGCCGTTCGCAATCATGTATGGATATACAGGTGGTAGCGTTTCTTTGAACAGCTTCGCGAGCAGATTGAACTCAATACGCTGCGAATAATGCAATCGCTTGTGGATTGCGCTCATCACCTGCGTTCCACGCTCAAGCAACGCAATTGTGGTGCCTACGGGCGCTTCTGCGTTGCCATCACCGACTTGAAGATTGGTGATTGAAGCAAACCGCTGCCCAGATTCAACGAGCATTCCCAACAACTGCAGGAGCGTACCGCTTGGCTCCTTGAACGGTAGCGGCATCAATGCCTCGCGGAGCGATCCGCCGGGTGCATCAATGTCTCTAAACTCGCCCGGTTGTAACGGCGTGTCATTATCTCGAATGCGAATGCCTCGAGCCTTGAATCCAGCGGGAAGATTAGCCAGCGTACCGGCATCAATTAACTGACGCAGAATAGAGGTTGCCCCACGGGACAAGCCTCCGATCATGTGGGTTAGACCGAAGCCATAAAAACCGACACCAGGAAGAAACTTGTAATGAACGAAATGGTCAATACGATCCCTACGACTATCCATTGGGTCGTAGTTTCTACGAATTGAAAGAATAGTTGACTGACGAGGGAGAATGGTGACGATATACGGGAGTTTGATCCCGGTCTCCTCACCGTCTGCATCAAGGTCTTCGTATCCTGGGATGTCAAGGTCAACATGCATCTCCAAAACTTCGCATTCATCACTATTGCCACCAGACGGTTTAACGCCTTGTAAGTCATCGATCTCCTCCTGAATATCTCCAGTGTATTCGTCAGAATCGTCAGCACCCTCAGATAGAGGGGTCTTTCGGTAAAAACCAGACTGTTGCAGCTTGCGAACATCATTCATGCTCATGTCGATGACATGGGTGATACGCGCAGCACTGTCTAAACTTGTAGCGCCATAGTTTACAACCAGCTTCTCAGACGGAATGAACCGAGAAACAGGGCGGTCTAACGCTTGGTCAAAGTGAACTTTACGAAATGCACTACCCGACAAAGGCAGATAAAACAAAAGCTGATCAGTCTCAGGGTCATATTCTTTCATGACCTGCGTGATCTGGTAGTTCATAAACTCCTGAACACGCGCTGCCTGAAGATCTGTTTGTGGCGTAGCAAAACCAACAACCTGCGTCTTGACAGGTCCGCCTGGTGGCAACATCTCTTTGTAAGCTTGGGCTTGAAACTGAGTGACCGACTCAGCGAGCATGGGATGCACAATGCCGGAAGCGCCTTCAAAGGGTTCGCTTCGGTCCTCAAACTTCATGCCGAGAAACTCTAGGCCATCTCGGTATTGCTGCTCCCATTCCTTTCTCGATGACTTGTCATCTTGAAAGTCACCCATACAATTGCTGTAGATACGACCAAGGTCTTTGCGGTCAAGGA